AACAACTGGATCAACAACTACATCTTCAAACTCATCTGCAAAATCCTCTACAGGATCAATAACTGGATCAACAACTGGATCAACAACTACATCTTCAAATTCACTAGCGTCACCACCTGTAATAGCTGCTGTGTCTTCTTCTGCAGTTGAAGCTGCCTCTGCTTCAGCTATTAATCTATCAGCTTCAGCTTTCTTTTCCGCTACTCTAATTTCTTCAAGTCTAGCTGCTTCAGCTTCTTCTGCAATTCTAGCCGTTTCAGCTTCTTCTGCAATTCTCGCCGTTTCAGCTTCTTCTATTAACCTAAGACGTTCAGCTTCTGCTGCTTCTGCTTCTTTAATTGTTTTTGCAGCGGTAGCTTTTTCTTCAGCTACTCTAATTTCTTCAAGTCTAGCTGCTTCAGCTTCTTCAGCTATTCTAACACGTTCAGCTTCTCTAATTCTATCACGTTCAATTTCTTTAGCGGCAGCTTTTTCTTCTGCAATTCTAGCCGTTTCAGCTTCTTCTATTAACCTAACACGTTCAGCTTCTGCTTCTTCTGCTTCTCTAATTGTTTTTGCAGCAGCAACTTTTTCTTCAGCTACTCTAATTTCTTCAAGTCTAGCTGCTTCAGCTTCTTCAGCTATTCTAACACGTTCAGCTTCTCTAATTCTATCACGTTCAACTTCTTTAGCTGCGGCTTTTTCTTCTGCAATTCTAGTTGCTTCAGCTTCTTCAGCTATTCTAACACGTTCAGCTTCTCTAATTCTATCACGTTCAGCTTCTTTAGCTGCGGCTTTTTCTTCTGCAATTCTAATTTCTTCAAGTCTAGCTTCTTCAGCTATTCTAACACGTTCAGCTTCTTTTTTAGCTTCTTCAATTGCAGCTTTTTCAGCCGCTACTTTATTAGCAGTGCTGTAAGTACTCATAAACTCTTCGGCGTCTTTTGTGGCTTTTGCTAAAGCTATAAGGCGTGCGTCTGACGCAGCAGTGGCTTTTTCATCATTAAGTCGTTTCGCTTCAGCAATACGAAATTCCTTATCTTTTGCATCTAAGTCTAAATCTACTCGGTTCTCTACAGCGTTTTTGTATTTCTCCCCGCCAGCGGCGTCGTTTCTTCTTTTTGCCGTGTTATAAGCAGCTAAAGCTGCTTTATTTGATGTATTTGCGTCTGCTGCAGATACGTGTTCCCCTCCATATATATCAAAATATTTAGATTTTCTTGCAACTTCTATTAAAGAGTCTATTTTTGCGTTTAAATCTTTTACACCCGCGGCGTTAAGAGTGCTATTAAACGCACCTAAAGCGTCTCCTCCTTTAAGGCCAGCGATTGTAGCATTGATTAACCCGTCAGTTATATCACCGTCAAAATTACTATTTTCTTTAATAAACCCTGTTAACGTTGCAGTCGTGGCTATCATAGCTGCTTCGCTAATATTTCCACCTGAGTCTATATAAGCTTTAATTCCTTTATTAAGTGCTGCTTCAGTATTTTCAGTAAACTCAAATGATCCAGCGCTAGAAGGTAAATTGTTCTTGATAGTATTTGTAGCTGCGGAGGATATTTCACTGCTTATACCACCCAAAAGTGCTGTTTTTAAGTCATTACCCCTAACTGCACTACTTGCAGTACTGCCCGCGATACTTCCTGCAACAGCACTACCTGTTGCGCCTGTGACAGCGCCAGAGACATAACTCCCAACTTTAGGTGCAACCCACCCGATAGCCGCTGATTTAAGTGCATCTCCAAAATTACCACCTTTTGCGAGTGTATCTGCGCCGTTAATAAGTGGAATAGCCCACGCGTTACCTGTTACTGTAGCCGCGATAGTAGCGATTGTAGCAATAGGATCATCTATTATAGCTTCTACAACATTTCCAATAGCCTTTGCTACAGGCTGTATAATTTCTTCAACAGCAAAATCTATAACGTCTTCTACTATGCCTATTACAAAATCAAAAACACTTGAAATAGCCTTTGCTATAAAAGACATACTACACTCCTACCTTTAAAGGTTCTTTACCTATGTTAATAAAAACTACATATTGATTTTCTTGATTACGTCCTACAGCAATCTTTGAATCTGTATTAGTTAGTTTTCTATCTAACATACGCATTGCTGGCAAGTAAGTTTCCCCTGTAAATTGAGAAGAGTAATGAGTAATGTTTTTTGTTTGAAGATATCCTAAATAATTTAACATATTTTTAATAAAATTTCGCCCTGTATCGACATTAAACGCGCGTCCTACCATTTTAGTTTTGTTTGCGCCTTTGCCTATATGCCCAATAAATACTGTGTTTCCAACTTGCACTAAATTAGCATTTTCCATTGACGCTTCTTTAGCAACAGAACCTAACATAGCTTCTAAAGGTACACTATCTATTTGTAGTTGTTTTGCTGCAATAGATATAATCTGACCTGGGGCAATTTTTTCTTGGTTGCTATCAATAGTTTCCATAATTCACCTAAGTTATCTCAAGTATACTAGCTACCACATGTAGCCTATTCGCTGTAGCAGCGGTAACTTTTAGTATCTCGGTCGCTTGCACTACCAACGGTGCAGTTAACAGCTCTACAGTACCATTTGCTGATACTGACTTAGTTTTAAATAAACTATACACATCACTGCCATTAGTCAAAGTTAAAGTTATGGTGTCAGCGTTGCCAGAGTCTTCAGATACGACAATAGACTTAACAATAGCCGTTGTCGAAGCAGTGCAAGTATATAACGTAGTAACACTTGTTGCTGTTAAGTCTGCTTTTGCGTTTACATAAGTATTTGCCATTAGCCTACAAACCACCCCATTGCGTCAGACGTATCTGCTAAAGACGTATCTCGTAGCACACTATCTATTTGATTAAAGTATAACCGTAAAATCTTGTTAAACTGTTCAAACTCTGCGGCATTGTATTCTTTAGGGGGGTAAGGTAACGCGGGTGCTCGAAACTCTACTGTATACCGATTAGCCATTAGCGCCTCCCATCTGCACGTAAGTCAACTCTAGGTGCGCCCAATTGCCATTGAACTCCTGTAGCGCTAGATTCTACTTTCATTGACATTTGCCTACCACGAACTCTTGTATGTATTTGTTCTGTATACACTTCAACGGGAGAAGTAGCGCTACGGGTAACCGCGCCTGTGTTTACACCGCTTTCTGATACGGGTGAATTATAACCAGAACCAGAAGAATTTAATGGGAAAAAGGTCATGGCTATTGCAGGGCTGTTCGCTGTAGATCCTTCAAAGGAAACATCGGGTAGTACCCGCGACATTAACATAAATTGATGCCCATCATCTAAATCAAATTCAGCCGAGGTTATAAACGCAGGTATTGCCGCAGTAGTACCCGTCTCGTTATCATCAATACCGTTTTCGTGTTCTACAAGTATAGAGTTAAACGTAGCCGCTAGTGGGAAAGATCGAAGTCCTGAGTCTAACCATGCAGACCGAGCCATAGACCCATAATACCAAATATCTTCTAAGTAGTTGTAAACAACGTATTTATCAGCACTAACTTCTCCCGCAGAACAATAAAACCACCACACTTCATTAAACGCTTCATTAGTCCCTGCAAATACTTGTTCAAACTGTTCTGAGTTAAAATCAGTAAATACATGTTTACGTAAGTCACAAGGAAGTGGTTGAGATCTACCATCGTATTTATAAAATCTATCTTTACCCATCCAATAAGAAACACCATTAGCGTAAGCCACACTATTTTGAGAAGCTATAGAAATTTGTTCGCCAACAAGGGTAGCTGCCCATACGCCTGACCCTGCTCCAACATATTGTAAAGAATAAAGAGATGAATCTGTCCAAACAAGAACCTCTTGCCTAGATTGTGACGCGGCTATTATTTCGGTTCCACGAGATAAACGCAAACTACCAGCTTGGTTTGTAGCTGCGGGTGACCAATTTGTAGCATCTTCTTGGTCAGACCATCGAATAAGCATAGGATCTTTAACAATACTCCCTAACACGTTTGCACCGAAACAAAACACAAACCTACTAATATCTGACACAAGTATAGAATTTTGCACGGTAGGTACATCCGATGCCCCTGCTAGGCTAGATAATAATACTGCGCGAGTTGTTAGGGTATTTGAAGCATCCCAATAAAATATACTACTGTTGCGGTGACCAAAAATTAAATCCTCCCCAAAGTTTTGTTGCGACCATATACGTAGTTCTTCTTGACTAGTTTCGCCAGTACCCCATAAAGCCGCGCCCCAGCTACCCGCGCCCCAACCTGCTAAGTCTGTAGAAGTTTCTACGCCAGTGTTAATTTGATATGCCCCAACAACAGAACTACCTCCGTTACCAGAATCTGATGACGTAGACGCTACATTAGTGAACGTAAGAGATGTGTTACTAAAACTTTTTGCTAACATTGTATAAGTACTGTCAGTCTCTATTGTTAGTATTTCATACTCTAAATTTAACACAGCGGCGGTAATATTTCCTCCAAGCGTAGCTGCTCCTGAGAAGGTTACAAAATCACCGACTAAAGCGCCGTGACTAGGGTCGGTAACTAAGATAGTAAAACACGTTACACCTGCGCTGTTACTATGTGTAGCTGCTGTAGTACTTGTAGATGTACCAGATATTAAATATGAAGCGCCACGAGTACATCCTGTTAACGTGTTATCAGTAATACCTGTATAAGAGACAGCCTCGCTATCAATTAACACTACCCCTACTAAAGGAAACCCTGTGGCATCTGTAATTGCTATAGTAGTAGCAGAGGTAGACGTTATTGCTGCACTTAATGTAGTATTAGACGCACTAAACGTAATATCGCCCGCAGATGTAGTTACTCGTAAAGGCGTAATATCGTTATAAGCACCACCATTTTCTATATAAAATTTAAGGTTAGTACCAACACCAATTAAATTTTGACTCCCTAGAGTAATCCAATTCCACAAAGATCGTGCGACACCAAGATACGTTGTAGTGTTTAACCGAGTCCAGCCGCCAATTTTTTCAGGAGTTCCTTGCCTAAATCGAACGTTATTGCACTCATACCAACCGCCTTCAGTAGTATACCTAGTATTTTCGCGGTTAACTCCTGGCTTTAGTAACAGTTTCTTTAAAGGCATGTTTAATCCAATACAGTTTTAATCTAGCAAAGCTAAAGCTTGCTCCTTTGTTTCGTCGTTTCTTCTTATCCACCCACGCCCAAACGTGTCAAAGGTACTAAGAGACCTGTAAAAACTGTCTCGCATGTGGTGCATTTGTTTTACTATGTCTACAGGCTCTATTTCAGCTACAGCTTGCAATGTCATTGGCCCTATACCGCCGTCTTGCTCAACACCAATAATACGCTGTAGGGCTTTTGCTGCCCTACTTGTTCCAGAGTTTACACCCCAGTCAAATACCGCCCAGTCAACACCAGAAGGTAAGTCGTCACCACGAACGCGATCCCAATAGTTTTCTCTATATATAGGGTACACATCGTCGTGGGTAAGACCCTCCATCTCGCCGTCCATAACTTGCCGCCCAACGTATTGTTCATAAACTGCGCGAGTTACACCAAGATTAGTCTCCCCCCCAGG